GTTATTGGAGATAGCATCACACTCGTGTGCGATGGTACTTCATGGAGAGCAGTAGCACAGCTTGGTCCAGTAATGTTTCCAGTTGCAGTGAGCGTTCCTGTAATGGTTGTGTTACCTGCAGCCAATGTGTTAGTGGTACTGATCGGTTTTGCCGAAAAGTAACCACCCGCACTCTGGATTTCGTTTAGATATTGTTCAGCTAATAGGGACATAATAAATCTCGTTTAGCTATTAAACACCTGTGATACCTGTGAGAACACCGTGTCGGCGTGGGTTATCAGTACAGAGGTTTCCACCAAGGATAATAAATGAGTTCCAAGCGAACTGTGTATTACTCTTGATAAAGCCTGTCCAGTAGAATCCAAGGTTCGACACTTCGTTGTATGAGTTACCACTGAAGAGCTTTGAAGCAACTTCAACTTTCTTAGCACCTTCGTATGCATCGAGAGCTACATCAAGACCGTAGAAGTCGAGGTAGTTTTCGTTAAGCATGTAGAAGTAGCCTGCAGTTGCCTTGCGATCTGGTACAACTTCAAGACCAGCGTACATAAGGCCTGAGAAACCTTCGTATCCCTTGTAGTTAGGAACGATGTTTACTTCCTTATAGATCTTTTCTTGAGGTTGCAAAAGCTGTTCGTACAAAGCCCATGTTGGGTAGTCAGTGTATGAACGTGTAGGGACTACAGTTGCATCAGCAATAGCATTGTAGAGTGTACGCATTGTTGCCAATGAGAGTGTAGATGCTGCTGTTACTGTTGACTGAAGAGTGGTGTAAGTAGAACGTGAAAGTCCACCAATAGTTGCTACGTTAGTACCGTTATCCACGATAGCACCGAGACCAAGGAAGTCTTTGTTGTTGTTACCTGTACCATTACCCCAGAGCATGTTACCAATACCATCAGCGAGGTCCTGTGCACGAGAGATCATTTCAACCTCTGTAAGGTCAAGAACCTTAGCTGCTGTGTTGTTAGCGGCGATGTCTGTTCCTGCCAATGCTACGTTAGCAGCAGAGAAGCGAGGATTGTATTTCATCAATACACGAGTATCGGTGAAAGATGTAGGAAGCGCGTCAAATCCGAGGAAGGATTGGATAGCAGTACCTACCTGATATTTAATTGGGAAGTCCATAGTCGCTGCACCGAAACGCTTTGTCTTTGAAAGCATCTTAGTTGCGAATACGTTTCCACGGAGAACGGTGTCAACTACGCGAGGAACAATTTCCTCAAGCGTAAGTGTGTCGACGACATTATCGAAGGCCATAAGTTAAACTCTTAATGTTAATTTTTATAATCTACTTCTCCAAGAACCACGAGCGAGCGGGTTAAAGTTTTTATTTGCTTCTTCCGTAACGTCGGTATTACCTTGAGAAGATACTCCAGTGAGTGAGGCAACTGAATCACGATCTTTACGTTGTGCTGATTTTCCAGAGTTTTTCTTCAATTCATACACCTCCCATGCCTTTTCAAATGGCATGAGTGGACCCGCATAGTTACCATCGGAGTCCTTCGGTGTGTAGTCATCAACAATAGAGAGGATTGCATCAGTTTCTTTTTCTGACAGGTCTCTTCCGAGATAGTCTGACAATTGTTCAAAACTGTTATCAATTACTGCTATATTGTTGTTGAGGTACTCCTTTTGTTTTGATTCATACTCTTCAGCGCCACGAAGTCCTGCTTCATATGCTCGTTCTTGAATTTCTTGCTCTCGGCGTTCTTGGATTTTCCATGCACGAGCTGAAGCCTCAGAGTCTCCATACAGTTCTACCCAATAATCAGGCATCTCTGTGGTACTTGTACTTTCAGGTCGTGAGGATCGTCGTTCAAGTTCTTCCGCTTTAGATCTCCATTCGGCAGCTTCCTGCTCAGCTTGGAGTGCTTTATCGTGGAATTTCTTGAATCGTGAGTAAGGGACTTTGTTTTCCTCTTCTGAGTCAACGGTCTCTTCCACACTAATATCTTCCGTAACAACTGGCTCTTCAACTGAAGTCGGTTCAGCAGTAAGACTTTCTAGGGTCTGTGCTCCTGCTCCGAACGCTGGTGCATTAAGGTCAATATTGTCTTTGTTTATGTTCATATAACAAGTTTTTTGTTCGGGAGTCCCATGAACCCGTGGAGAATAATTTGTAAATAGTCGTCTCCCTCGATTGTTACGCTACGATATTTTCTTCAGTAGTTTCATCTTCAACGATGATTTCTTCAGTAGGAGCAACGACTGTCTCTTCTACTGGCTGTTCTACTACTTCAGGAGTTGTTTCGATTTCATCCATAATGTGTATAGATTGGCTGGTAATTGAGACCTTTTAGTGTCGTGCCAAGGACAGTGGGCTACTCGCTCCACGCTCGACTTCCGTGCTGATTGTAGCCTTTTGGAGCTTTGCTACTCATAGTTGCCTTTACGTTCTTCTTTCCTTCTTTTGAAGCCCAGTATGATTTCATCGCAGCCTTGTCCTTTGCAGCCTGAGCTTTACGCTTCTCCATACGCTTAGCCATTGATTCTTTTTTATCGAAAATGCTACTCATGTGTTTCTTGTTCTTTTTCTGATATAAATCGACTTGGGTATCCTTCTTTCTTCATCTTTGCTGCCATCTTGCGTACTTTGTCAGCATTCTTTCGTGCAGGACGACGCATACGGCCAGCATGACGCTCGTAATGACTTGGCTCTTTGCCAGCTTTACCGAGTTCCTTTGACCAATTTTTGACAGTCTTGCTTAGTGACATAGTTATGCTCGTTGTGTTCCGTTCTTACCCATCATCATGTTCTCTCCTTCGTTCTTACCTGTGGAGTTGAGAGATCCCTTACCTTTCTTTCCTGTGTACGGCTTCCATGAAGGAGCTTTACCAGGCTGATGATTCATTTTTTTAGCAATATCTTTCTTATGCATATTACATGTCATAGCCACCCTTCATTGAACCTGAAGGATTAGCTTGGTTATATTTTGCCGACCCGAAACTTCCTGACTTGTTTGCGCCATCGTATTTCATGCCCTTTGCATAGCCAGTAGTTTCACCGTTCATCTTGAACTTCATTTTAAGGTCGCCCTTAGCCTTACCGTTCTGATATTCTTTTGGAGATGTACCAACGCCACCTGTACTGTTTTGCTTGTACATCTTGTCTGCCATTGATAATTTTTTGTCGTTGATTTTCATATGTTAATAATAATTTTTATTTATGTGTTCTGATATGGGGAAAACTATTCTTTCATCTTCTCCGCCATACGTTTCTGTTTTGACTTATACACTCCTTCATCAAAGGATGGTGAGTTCTTACCATATCTTGTCTGAGTTGCTTCTGGGTCTATTCCTTTTCTATCTGCCCATTCTTCACCTGCCTTATGACCGCTCCCGTCTTTCACATACCTGAAACGTTTAGTCTTCTTGTACGCTTTTATAGCCGCACCCCAGTCATATCGACGGTGTGTAATAGGGTCTCTTCGTTGATATCCGACTGCTTTCTTTCGCATATTATTTAAGTGGTACTGCTCCTAATAGTTGCTTACTCTCGGCCCCTACAGCGTCCTGGGACGCTTCAGGAGGAGGAGTTTGACCTGTATCACCACCAGTTGGATCATTCTCTGCAACACCGCCAACACCTGGTGGAGGAGGAAGTTGGCCTGGCGCACCACCAATTTGGAATGTCGGAAGATACAATTCGGGTGCAATAACTCCTTTTTGTAGCATCTGCCAGAGAATAAGTTGCTGGGTTGCCTGTGCAGGATCAGGGAAGTCGAGCTTCTTGAAGAGATTGAGTGGATCAATAGCTCCCTGTGACCAGAGGTCTACGGCTTCATTACGCTGAGTAAGCGGGTCTTTTGGTACGAGTGAACCCTCTTTAACGGTGATTGAAAGCGTCTTGAGGAGTGGGAAGTCTTGGTTACGAAGTGTGACCAGTTCCATACCTGCGACTGCTCCAGCGGCGGTGATAAAGTGTTCTTCGTCGTAGTAGACAAACATCATCTGGACAACAAGGTTGTAAATAGAGTCAGCGAGCTGTTCAATCTGTTCAGTGATAGCTCCTCCAATACGGGAAGAGTCCATTTGGTTGATAAGCACCTTTCCACGGACAGTTTCAGTACCTTTGAGTCCTTGTGGAGTTGAACCAGATGTACCAAAGACGTTTTTAATCTCGGTCCGCATGTCATTGAGGTGGTTGAAGACATCAGCAGGGAGTGCAGGAGCAGGGAAGCGCTGTACTGCTTCACGGACATCTCCATTAGGCACACGGATAGCAACACCTCTACGAAGCGCTGAGGCAGCTTGAGCGGCTTGATCTTCAGTGAATGCCTTACCTGATACCACCATGCCATTATTCATGCCTGAGACGTTTTTAGATATCTGACGATTAGTCGTATTCACTTCGTCTTGCATTGAAATGTTCTGGAGGATAAGCCCTGTTTCGTCATGGGGTTGGAGACCTGTAGAGAAAATAGAAAGGTATCGGTACGGTGAAGTACGCTCTTTGAGGTGGTTTGTGCCCTTTACTTCAGTTGGCATTTCTATGCCAGTCTCAGGATCAATATCAAGTTGCTCACCATCGTAGTTCCAGTTAGGGTTCTTAAACTTTCCAAGCACAAGGTTATCTCCAAGTGTGTAGTAGAGGTCTTTGCCACGATTATCCCACCACTCGATGTATTCAAGCTTGGTACCTTTTGCGTTCTTGGCCTTCTCCATAATCTCCTTCTTCTTGGATGGGA